GTGGGGGGGGCTGCGGCGGATGCCAGCCAGAAGGTGTACGACACGATTTTGAAGGGCTACGGCCAAGAGGACGGCATCCGCTCCTACGGGACGGTGGTGGACCTGCTGGTGGCCTATTACCGGGACACGGCCCGGACCAACGGATCGGAGGGCTTGACCACATGAACATTCTGGTGACACTGGACCGCAACTATCTCCCGCCCCTGCGGGTGATGCTGGGCTCTCTGCTGCGGAATGATCCTGGCGAGACCTTTGAGATTTACGCCATCGGAGACGGCCTGCTGCCGGAGGACTGGGCGGAAAACCAGATTGTGGCCCCGGAGGGGCAGAGCGTGGGGCTGAGCCAGCAGCACGGGTACAACTACCTGATGGAGCAGGTGAACAATGCCCAGACGGCGGCGATTCAGATCGGGGCGGCGTTTTCTGAGCTGGCCACCACGGAGGATTTGGGCGGGATGCTGACCGCGCAGATTCAGGTGACGTACAACGGGGGTGGGAACTGATGGCGATTTATCGGTGGCGGAAAAGCACACCTGCCCATAGTATTAACGAGATAAGTACCGGACATACACGAGAGACCATTTGTGATTTTGGGACTACTCCCCCTACAGGTGCAAAAATTAAATACGCATCATCTGTAACAGTTGACAGTAATGGAACTCTTTCTTTAGTTTCTCCTGCTTCAGTTAATTGTAGCTGGGAATATGGTACAAATGTGCCTCTGAACGGCAAGACATATGTGCAAGTCGATTCGGGAACTATTTACATGATAGAGCTTACTGGCCAAATATATACCTCCAGGTCAGGAGGGGATGGTAGCGATTACATTGTTGTTTTAGATACAAATACTGCTAAGCCTGTCTATTTAGTAAGTATAGGTTCTTTAACAGCAGGTAGTTTTATCGACTACATTTACTCCACCAATTCTACCGCATACCCCAACGGCGGGGTGAAGGACGGTTACTATTACGACCAGCGGGCAGAGCTTAGTTTTTCTACCATTATCAACGTCCCGCCACAAGCCATGCAAGGCAATCAGATTACGGTGTCCTGGACGGCGGTTGACGGTGCTGACAGCTACATCTTGGAGCGCAAGGCGGACACGGACGCTGACTGGGTGCAGGTCTATTCCGGGGCGAATCTGACTTTCAGCGAGGTCGTGGGCACCTGGACGAGTGTACAGTACCGTGTCAAGGCTGGCGTCTCCGGCACCTACGGGGACTACACTACCAGCGCCTCTGTGCCTGTGGTATCCGCCTCCGCTGTGGTGATCTCCGGCTCTGACGGGAATCTGGGGACGCTGGTCAATGATGTGTCTTACACGGTGTCCTCTAACGGCACGAACCCCTTGACGGTGACGGAGATCATCAATGGAACCACTGCCCGGACATTCACAGCAACAAACGGCGCCAACAACAAGATTTTGGTGGTGGACTTGCCCACGGGCACGGGCACCATCAAGATTACGGCATCCACCAATCCCGGCAGCGGTGTGGTGACGGTGACGCGCAATTGGACATACACCAAGACGGCGCCGACGTTTGCCAATACTGGCAGCACGGCGCAACTGCAACAGAATGGGAAGAACATTTTCCCGCTGACGCTGTTGGAGTGTGTGCGTGGCAGGGAAAATTTGGCGCCGGGTGGGTTTGGGCTAGGCACAGTTGCTGTTAACATTTCGGACCTGAATGATGCCACAAAAAACGGATGGTACATGAATGCTGCGGGTGGAGAAGCCGTACACGCTCCGGACAATGTTGCTGGTTGGCTTGTACTGGTGTGCGCATACGCTGATGAGATTGTGTTTCAAACTGCATATCGCTACGGGAGTGACGAGGGCCTGATAAGTGCTCGGCGATCCCATCACTATCTTTTTGGAGGGTGGCAGCCTTGGGAGTGGATCAATCCCCCCACTCTGTTGGGCGTCGAGTACCGCACCGTGGAGCGATACAACGGAAAGCCTGTGTATGCCAAAGCAATCAATTTCGGTCAGGCACCAAATGCCACATACAAAGAAGTCTCTCATGGGATAGAAGATTTCAGCCAGCTCGTCTCATATACAGGGATGATGGGAGGCGCCAATCTGATCGAAGCCCCTGCGCTTGACAATATTCTGATCAATGCCTCAATTATCCGGATCACGACAAATACGGATGCGTCCGGAAGCTATGTATATCTTGTCTTGCGTTACATAAAAACAACCGATTGAGGAGGGCGCCATGAAGATCATCAAATACCAGCTGGCGACAGAGATCAACCACGGCACCCCTGAGGAGCCGGACATCGAGACGGTGCTCTCCGGTGTTGCGATGCCCTACACGGAGGCATCTTACGCCATCGCCCAGACGGAGGCATATCAAGGGCAGATTACCGTGGAGGATGATGGACAGCCGGAGCCGGAACCTGAACCGGAGTATGTGACCTATGCGGAGCTTGCGAAAGCAATCAGAGAGGGCGTGAACGCGGTATGACAGACAAGCAGTTTGTACTTACCACCATGCGGGATACCGGGCTTGCGAGGGCACAGACCCTCCAGGCCCAGGTTTCGGACATGACCGGGACGGAGCTGTATGCCTCCGAGGACTACATCCCCAGCTTTACGGCGGCCTGTGACGCCATGAACATGCTGGAACGCAAGGCGGGCTTTGTCTGCCGGTCTACGGCGGGGCGTGTGGTGCGTCTCCTCCAACCCTATGACAGCACCATCTACACGGACGAGCCGGAGGAACTGCCCGCACAGTGGGGCTTTGCGTGGAGTACAGACCCGGCCAAGGCCCTGCCGTTTATCGCCGTCTCCACTTCGCCGTATATGACCGGGGACTGCTGCACCTATGACGGCCACGTCTGGCGGTCCGGTCAGGACAACAACGTGTGGGAACCCGGAAGCGTGGGCGTGAAGTGGGAGGATTTAGGGGAGGTGTCCAATGGCTGACGAGAAGTGCGTTAGAGACCCCCGGCATGACTGCTTTGGCCTGGAAGCAGCAGCCCGTCTGGAGGGGCGTATCAAGGCTCTGGAGGACTGGCAGCAGGACTCCAAGAAGTTCCATAATTCGTTCTATGACTGGCAGCGGGAACAGATTGCCCGAGACGCCAAGCTGGACGAGCAGCTTTCCAACATGGATAAAAACATCGAAAAGCTTCTGGCAAAGCAGGAGGAACAGACGGCAAAACCAGGGCGCCGCTGGGAGGCCATTGTGGACAAGTCCGTGTGGGCGGTGCTGGCGGCGGTAATTGCCTTTGTCCTGGCTCGTATCGGATTATAAGAAAGCGACGCCCCCGAAGGAGCGCCGCAAGCCCGTAGTATTCGTTGTCTCCGTCCATTGCGACTTAACGCGGAGGGAGCGCTATCAAAACAGCACACGTCTGCACAACGGGCAATAACATCTTACATCATTAGAAACCGGCGGTCAAGCCGGATATTTGAAAGGAGCTACCAATCATGAACAAGACCATCAATAACATCATCGATGACTTCAAGAGCGGCAAGATTACTGCGGAGGATGCCAACAAGCTGCTGGTTGAGGCTGGCACCGGATTCTCCCTGAACCCCGAAAAGAACCCCGACGGCGGATGGACCGAGGCAGAGATGGCGGAGGGATTCCTTCCCGGCGAGGAAAAGAAACCTCTTCCGGACAAGGTAGACATGGGCCGAAATCAGGCGCTTGCCGGACAAGTGGTTCGCCAGAATACCAAGCGCGGAAAGTTTGATGTGACCTATGATGCAGACGGTTATGCCGTCAAGGCCATCCGAGTGTAATCGGGAGGTCTGATATGGACATTTCCTCTCTTGGCATCACCGGAGTGGCGGCTATCACCGTCATCTGCCTGCTGATTGGGCAGGGCGTGAAAGCGTCCTCTCTGGACAGCAAGTTCATCCCCATCATCTGCGGCGTCTGCGGCGCTGTGCTGGGCATTGCTGGCATGTTCATCATGCCTGACTTTCCGGCCACGGACTACATCACCGCTGCGGCTGTGGGCATTGTGAGCGGCCTGGCTGCTACCGGAGCCAACCAGGTAATCAAGCAGCTGGGAAGTGACAGTAAATGAGCTACACGCTGAAGGAGCAGCTGGCCAACCCCAGGAACTATGGCGGTTCCCGGGCGGCCAGCCAGATCAAGTACCTGATCTTCCATTACACTGGAAATGATGGGGACAAGGCGGCCAATAATGCCGCGTACTTCCAGCAGAACATCGTCAAGGCATCCGCCCACTATTTCGTGGACGATACCACGGTCTGGAGGTCTGTGCCAGACCTGAAGGTGGCCTGGGCGGTGGGTGGCAGCAAGTATCCCAACGCCGACAAGACCGGCGGCGGGACCATGCATGGGATCATCACCAACACCAACTCCATCAGCATCGAGATGTGCGATACCATCCGGAACGGTGTCTACCAGGCCAGCGAGGCCACCCTGGCCAACGCGGCGGCCCTGGACAGGGAGCTGATGGCCAAGTATGGGATCCCACTTGAGCGGGTGTACCGGCACTTCGACGTGACCGGCAAGCACTGCCCGTCGTACTTGGTGAACGCACAGAAGTGGGCAGAGTTCAAGAAGAGACTGGAGGTCACTATGGACAATACACCCAGCGGCGCCCACAAGGAGGGCGTGGAATGGGCCATTGCAAACGGCATCATGACGGGCAACGGTGAAGGAGACCTGATGCTCTCCCAGCCCGTTACCCGGCAGCAGATGTGCACGATGTTGCATCGGCTTTGGGAGCTGATCGAAAGGACGTGAAACTGTGGCAACTGCCCGTGTCAGATTACCGGATAGCCTGGATAGCCTTATGCGCTCCGAGATGGAGACGGCCATCCGGGAAGCTAATCTTGGGAATGATGATACGGACATTGCCCGGCGCTACCTGATCGACCAGGTCCCGCAGATCGACATTGCAGCGGAGTTCGGCTGGGAGCGGTCTACCATTTCCTACCGGGTCAAACGGATCGTCTCAAAGGTCGAAAGAACTGCACGGAAGCTACATTTCACATAACTTCACCTAAACCCCGCTTGGATACCACCCAGGCGGGGGCTTTTTTTTCGAAAATATTATCAGGAGGGCGGAAGGGACAAGGGGTGG